TTACTTACCGCCAAACACGTAAGCAACACCTACACGACCACCAAACTCATTACCACTCGCGAAACCAAAAGCACCGCTTGCAGAGATACGATCAGTGAAAGATGTAACTACACCGATAGAAGCCGCAGTTTCACCTTCATAGTGACCTACACCACCAAATACAGCAACTTGACCTGGTGCAATGTTTGGTACAGCTTGCTGTGCAGCCAACGCAATTGCGATACCACGGTAAGCAGTTTTCTGCACATCATCAACACGGCTGTTTAACTGATCTACACGAGTATTGGTATAAGCATTTGCTGCTGATAACGTTTCAGTCGCTTTAGTATCAGTATAGGTATTTGCAGATTTTAAAGTTGCTGCATCGCCAGCAATACGTGCATTTGCTTCTGCTGTAATTGCTGTTTGACGGTCAATCACTTCTTTTGCAATTGCAGCTTTATTGGTTGCAATATCAGTTGTATTGGTGGTTACTCGTGCATCTAAAACATCATCAGCCGCTTGACGCGCTGCTGTTTCGTTGGTAACACGTGTATTTAACGCTGTGTCTGCTGCTGCACGAGTTGTTGCTTCTGTATCAATATTGTTTTGCAAAGTTGTGTGATGGTTAATAATATAAGTAATAGAGAATTTTGAGATAATTGTGGGATTTTTTAGGATTTGATGGGATAACTTGGGATGAGTTTTGAAAAAGTCTTTCATCCAGTGAAATGAGAAAGCGGTAGGATTTCCGCTTTCAAGTTTCGAATAGATCAGGTTGTTTTCTGGCTTTTTCCAGATCACCCATGCGTTTTACGATTCGATAGATATAAATAGTGCTTAAATCATATTTTTGTGCAAGTTCAGAATGGTTATGACCATTAAACTCGTTGTAAATCTGAATATCACGCTCATCTGCAAGAAAACAGTCAACTTTAACAATATATAGTGACTGACCGCCCCAGTGCTTGGCAATAATATACATCAATTCGTTGGCGATCTGGCTGGCTTTTTCTGCATCAATGTTTGCCTCTTTGAATAGTGCAACTGATTGATCACGTAAATCAAGCAATAAAGCATTGCCACGTTTGCTGTGTTGTCCCAGTTGCTTGCTTGATGACATTGCAGTACTCCTATGCTTCCACAGCGTTGCGCTCAATACCACAGCGTTTGCACCATTGGCGAAGGTGGTTGATGATCATATCTGCGCTTTGGCTGCTCAAAAACTGTAAGGCACTCACACCAACACGTTTCTCCACGAATTTTGCTAGAGCTTGTTCGCTACCATTGCGAACCTGTCCAGCTTCGTAAAGTTGAAGCCACAAATGGCGGATCAGTTTGCTTTGTGAATCGCTTGCAAGATTTTTAATACCTGTATTTTTCGGTTCGACTTCAAAGCCTAGTTGCTTGAGTCGATCCAACACAGCTTCAAGCTGTGGTGGTGTTAATAGTTTTGAACTGTTTTTGCCAGTCGTGCTTTCGAGAATGTCTCGATAAACTTCATCATCTAAACCAAGCTTGGTTTTAGCGACATGAATCAGCTTGATCAGATTGGCTTTCTTATTGAATTTCATAGTACACCTGCTGATAGTGTGGCTTGAACCAGTCCACCAATGCCTGCAATGCCAATAGTCATATTAAGAAATGCAGTCAAAATGTGAAATTTCTCAAAAGCTTTATAGGCTTGATAAAAACAAGTACATACGCCAACAATAAAGACAGTAAAAAATGCAAGGATTAGCATGATGACTCTCCAATTAACGACAGTGCTTGTTCTGCATCTGCAAGGCTTGAGAAGAAATGAAAAACTAAAGGTACTGCACGGAAAATTTGAATTGTTCCTAAATATTGTCCGATAGGTTTTTTGATTTCATGTCCAGTGCCCACGCATAAAATGTCGTATGAAATTTTTGGCATGTCAGGGTCGCATAGCACCCACAGTTGCGGATCGCCATGTTGTGTGTCGATACAAAGAGCCTTGCTGCCTGCTGGCATTTCTATGGTCTGATTGTCTTGAATTGCTAAAGCATATTTATGGATGGTTTTGTTCATGAACCAGCTCCTAGTTTTTCAACCTGTTGGCCTGCATTCATACCGTGATTGATTTGGGCATCTTTACCCGCCTGACGACCTGACCAATAGTCATTCCTGCTTCGACTTGAATCACGGGTTTTCTCGTTACGGTTTTTCGGCTTAAATGTAGTTAGCTCTGTGGTTTTCTTGATATGAGCTTCAATCTGTTTAAGCTTTTCTGTATCAGGTTTAATACGTCGTACCTGTTCCGATGCTTCCATGACCCAACCCTCGCAAAACATATCAGCACGTTTGATTTTATTTGCACGTATCTGAACTCGGTTGAGTTTTGTGTTGATGAAATTGGTACGGGCTTTTTTCAATTGACGATACAGCACATCAAAAGCATAGCTGGCAATCTCAGGTGCTGGATCAAAGCCAGTAAAATGCCAGACAGCGACTACTTTAGCTGTTGAGGTGGTTCTATGAACTTGGTAGCTTAGGAACACTTTGCAATCCATTAGTTTTGCAATCGACTGTGCAAGCATTGATTCGAATACAGGTGGTTTTTGAGAACCGCTTCCAAGAATCTCAGCATTAACGATGCCTAGTAATTCAGCATCATCTGCATCAATGTTGTATTTTTCCATTAAAGCCTGTGCCTGACGTAACGCTGTGGCAGCTTCATGTTGATTGGCAGATTTACTCAATGCCAGACACTTTTTGATTTTTTCAATAATTTCTTTTTTATTCACGGGATTTCTCCAATACTGATCTGAACTTCTTCAGGTAATTTTTCTAAGTCTTCAACACTGATCATTGGTAGCCACCTCCGTAATCAACCATTTTTATTACATACTCATCAGTAATAGGGTCTGCCTTAACTCCTAAAGTTTCTGAGCGACCTTCAGGTATTAGATTCAGTGGACTAATTGATCCAGCAGAATGAATTGAGCAACCTTTTAAAACGTCCTGTTGTAAAGCGTCAGCGACATCCTTATGCACTAACTTGTTTGGGAAAAGAACAGGAATTAACTCAACCAATCCATTCTTTTCTTGCTTAAACATGATGTATTTCATGAAACCCTCGCTGCTCATCAGTACCAATTCACGACACTTGGCAGACACAGGCACGTATGCCTGTGTTTCGCTTAGAAACTAGTTGGTTGTGCTACTGCACGGGTTAATGCCATTAAGCCTTGCTGTAAATTTGTTGCACCAGTTGCTACCCAGTGGTGTGGTTCAGCATTGGTCAAACGTTCAAATTCTGAAAAATCACCTGTTGCAGCACCATGTGCACTGGCTTGATCAAGCTGTTGACGTGTATGATCAAAAAGTCTTTCAACTAAAGAACCGAGTTCTGCGCCTTTGGCTTTAATTTCATTCATCAAGTCAATTTCTACTTGGGAAAGATCACGATAGCCTTTGATTTTTTGGTGTTGGTTTTCCATTAGTTCACTGCCTCTTTAAGTGCCTTACCAGCTTTGAAAGTTGGTACTTTTGCTGCTGCAATGGTGATTGCCTCACCAGTTTTAGGGTTGCGACCTGTACGTTCGGCACGTTCGTTCACTTTGAATGTGCCAAAGCCGACCAGTGCGACTTCCTCGCCATGACTCAGCGCATGAGTAATGCCAGATTCAAAAGCCTGCAAAGCTTTGGTCGCTTGGGCTTTGGTAATACCTGCCTGTGACTGGATATGTTCAATAAGTGTCGATTTATTCATTGATAGATACCTATATAGTTAGTGTGCTGCGGTTGCTGTTGGATCGACTGTTTCTATGTCATATCCGAATGTGTTGCGTGTATTGACGCTTGCGCCAATCTCTGCGATTTGCTCTGGTGTGAGTTGTTTGATTGCCTCCTTGTCTGGTTCGGTTTTGGTGCGAATGCAGTGTTCAAGTTGCAGTTCTTTTAGGACTTGGCATGTGAACACTGGATCAGGAATGGAAACGGTTGTTGAAAGCCGATAGCCGACTGAGCCATGCGTCAACTTTTTAGTTTTAATCTGGGTGAACTCAGATTTACGTGCTTCGCAGAACTCTTTGAGTTTGAGTTCATTAGCTTTGACTAGCTCCAGCAAGGGTTTAAGTTTGTCCTTGCTTTCTGTCTTGAGCTGATCAACTTGCTCATTACATGCAGCCTGTTCAAGCTCAATTTCTCGTCTTGCTTCAGCAATATCGGCAAGGGTTTGATTGACGGCTTCCCAGCTTTTAAGCTGTGGTTCTTTAAGTGCTGTACGTGCCATTAGTTTGTTTGCTCCTGTGATGCTTGCTCTAATTCCGCTGCTTTCAGACGGTCAAAGCATTGTTTGTGGGTTTCGCCATCGCGTCTGTTCTGGTTGACATGGGCGAAAAGCTGTTCTTTTGGAATACCTTTGAGTGAGCTTGCTTCAATGGCTTTACGCTCCTCACTGGCTTGTTTGATAAGTTCAGCAAATGAAATGGCAGGACGCTCATGTTTTTGGCGTTCATGTTCAGTCTGATCGGCTGCAAGTTCTGCATCAGTTTTTAGCTGAGATCCCAGTCGAACATAGTTCGACTCTTGCGCAAGGGCAAAGCGATGCTTTGCTGTTCCTTGCTCATATTCAGGTTTATATGAAGTGATGACTTCATATAAATAGCCGTGATTTTTGAACGGTAATTGCAGTTTGCCTTGGTCTCGACGCTCAAGGATCGTGTTGATCGCCCATATCCATGCGCCAATTGGTGCTGGATAGGTGTGATGACCACGCTTGATCTTTTTTGCAACGATGTCTGGTGCAATTTCATTTAGCAATTTTGCGACACGTTCAAACGTTAGATCACGGCTGTCCGATCTGAACATAGAGAGATACTTGACTAATGGATTTGCCAATTCACCAGTCAAATTGAGTGATGCAACAAAGGCTTGGCTTGCATCGCTATGACCAAGCAAAGCATCAAGTGATGTTGTCGCTCCACAGGCTGGACATCTAGTTTTCATAGTGATGCCTCTTGAGCGGCTTCTATCATCGCCTTGTAGCATTCACGACGCTTGGCATTAGTTGCTGAATGAACATCTGAACCTTTGACGCTGTTCATAATGATATGACCTGCATTCAACATTTTTTGAGTCGGCTCTTTAGGCACAAGTACATAGTCACCGCTGATGAGCTTGTCCAAGTCCTTCGCAAATTGAGCACGTTTATTTGCTGGTGCAACTTGTAGGCTTTTTTCTGCAATTCCTTTCAATTGTGTTTTCATAGAACACCTCGAATATGTTTTTGTTTTGCTTCAAGCACGGTTTGGCAACCAATACATAAAGTCACGCTACCAAGTTTGCGACGCTGTTCAGGAATCTCTGCACCGCATTCCTCACAGTAAAAGTGACTTGGAAATTCGATGCGTCGAGCGTTCTGTAAAGTGTGTTCAAGATCGGTTTGAGCAATGTCTGCTGCTACATCTGCGAAATCAGCCATAAATCAAACTTCCATCACTAAGTCACCAGTAATCACTGGTGCGCCAAGGTCAGCTGCCACGTTCATCGCACCCGTGATCAGGTTGCCAACGGCAAGTGGATATAGAAGGCTTTCGTGCTGGTTCTTGCGTCCAACGTTGCGAGTCAGTTTTGTGCAAATCGCATCAAGACCTGACTCGTCAATAAATTCTTCAAGCTTACGATCTGCTGCTTTGCAACGATGCTTTAGGTAGTCAACAAGTGTGGTTTGAGTGAAAGGCTCAAGCGTGACGATCTCGCAGCGTTGTACGACTTCACGGACTTCCTGGTTGTTTTCAGCCAGTTTGATTTTCAATTCATCTTGACCAATCAGAATGATGCTGAGTAAAGAGGTAAAACCATTCTCTAGCTCCAAAAATCGCTTGAGGTGCTTGAGTGTTGGAATTGGTAAGCTGTGCGCCTCTTCAATAATTAAAAGGTGGTGGTGTCCAGCACGGCTCGACTCTTTGAGCAAGTTATGGATTTGGCGAAAGCGTGCTTCAGGTGAACGTTTTGCATTGGTGCTTGGTGCAAGTGCAGCAAGTATTGCTTCTGCAATATGTGATGCTTTGAGGGTTTTACCTTTAATGTCGTTATCTTCTGTAGCAAGGACATAAGGTTCAATCACAACAGCAGATTCACGTTCACGTTCGATGCGATCAATTAGTTCACGACGTAGTGTTGTTTTACCTGCGCCAGACTGACCAACTACAGCAATAAATGAAGAATTGCCTTTTGCTGCCTGCCACATGCTTTCTCGCACATAGTTGATGTCACTATTTTTGAATAATTCACCTGAGCTACGAATGTTCTCTGTAAAAATATTCTTGAATAGCTTGAATTTTTGTTTTGCAACTGGTGTTAGGGTTTGTTTGCGTAGTAGCATAAGCTGCTCGTCCTCTGGTTGAGTAGTTGCTGCCAACATGCTAGGTTCTTGGTCGTTTCGAGCATGTTGTGCAGCGTCTATTGCTTGTTGAATTTGATCTGCTGCAATTCCTTTTTCTTGCAAAATTTCAATAAATTTTGACTGGAATTGGTCAGGGTTCTTTTTTGGTCGTTGACCGTGATTTACAAAAAGATTGATGGTTGCTGTACTGACTAATAGCGGTTTGCAAAGCGAGCTTTGAGCAACGCTGTGATCTTTAAGTAGTTGTTTTAATGCGCTCATTGATTACTCTCCAACCACACGTAATTTTGGTTTTTCGGATTGAGCCTTAATGCCCTCGATAATGTCTGGAATGGCTTCTTGTGGAATTTCTCCCGTAGGGAATGACTGTTGCAAAGCCTTGTAGTGATCTGCTGTCCATAGATCGCCGATTTCTCCACGGATTTGCTTGGCAGCTTGGATCAGGTTGATTGGTGCAACTTGGCGACGTTGCTCTGGTGTTGTCATCTGCTCACCAGCGCGTGGAATAAAGTCATTGATATGGTGCTTATTGATATGGGCATCGTGGTCAATGTGTTGATAACTGGTGCTGTTTTTGGCTTTGGCTTTTTCGGCGGCTTCCAAGGTGTCAGCGTTATATGCCTGTTTGGTCAATCGTTTTCGTGCTTGGTCAACAGGTGTATCAACAACAGACTTAATGTCCTTACCAATGGTTGGCGACTCGATGTTTTGCCCGAATATGTCGTACTGATCAGGCTCAACGGTATAGATGACTTGCTGTCCTTGCTCATTGGTCATCAAAATATCAATGTCAGGCGCACGGTATGGGTTGACCACAACATCAACTTTTGCACCAACGTATAAGCCGTCGATATGACGAACGTTATAGAAGTTTTCACCAAACCCTTTGATGGAGTGCTGTATGGTGAAATCACCTTTCACTGTGCGCTGTTTCGGTTCAGTCGTGACAAGTTCTCGGCAAAGTTCCATTGATGGTGCAATGCGTAACTGTTCAGGCTTGATCATTTGCCATACTGCGTTACGGGTGCGTTTGGTGCGACTGTGAATGTGTTTATCATTCCAATAGATGCGCCATTTTTCAGAATCTTGATTCAGTTCCTCAATGCTTTGGATGTTTTTGCCACGTAGCAAACCCTCATACTGGGTTTCAATCAGGTTATTGGCTTGTTCGACTTGTCCCTTGGCTCGTGGATTGCCTGCTTCGTGGGCAATAAATTCCACGCCTAAGCGGATCAGTAAATTCTTAAACAGGCCACTGGTGTTGGCTGAACCTTTATCTGCATAGAGGATGAATGGAACCCCGTGCATTGGTTCTTTTAGGCTGCGTTTTTGAATCGTATTTAAAAAGACGTTGGTCAGGTTTTCGCTGTTTTCACTACCACCTACATATTCAAAATAGATTGATCCAGAGGTGTGGTCTGTTACGACATAGCGGATCACACGTTCTTTCTCAATTTTTTTGATATTTTCAGGTTTGTTCTTGTAGAACTTTTTCTCATCCATGACACACATGCCAGACTTTGGCAGGTAAAACACGACACAGACGGAGGCATCAATCTGCCAAACATGGTTTGGGTGTAGAGAACGTTGACGTGTATGTGGTGTTGGCAGTGCAAGCTGTTTTGGGTGGCAATGGTTCTGTTTCATCACTCGTGAAATCGTTGCTGCTGAAATGTCACCAACCAGACCATTTGCTTTGGCTACTTCTAAAGCAACGGTAATTGGTGTGGTTTGTTTACCGTTGGCACGAGTACGGTCTGCAACAAAGCCTCCCACAAATTCAGCTGCTTCCACACTTACAATGGTTTTACCCTTGTCGCTGCGCTGCTTACGTCCAGTGCTAAAACCAACGGTTTCAAGTCTGCGATAGAGTTCTGCATTGCTGATGTTTAAATGAGTACAGGCACGTTTGGCGATTGCCCCTTTCTTACCATGACCTGCTTCGGTAAGCTCTGCGGCAATTTGGCGCAAATAGTCGATTTCGGCTAGGTTTGGGGTGGTCATGGCTTATTCCTCAACTGGATCAGTTGGTTCGTCAGTTATCCATGACGGTTTAACTATTTCTTCAAAATTGACCTGTGTACCTAAGCTTTGTACATATCCAGCGATACGTTGACAGGCATAAATGAGCAATTCATCAATGTTTTCATAAAGCTGTGGGAGGTCTTTTGCGTCTGCCGTGTCAATTACACCGCCTATATCATTGGTGAACTTCGTAAATGCAGGTAAGAAAGCATCTTTTGCAGCATTCAATTTTGCTATGGCTGCCTGTTCAAACTGTTGCTGTTCAGACTCAGCACGTTCTTTAATCTGTGCAGGACTCTTTAGCCTGGTGTTTTCTTCAAGAATTTTATTTTTTTCTTGGTCTTTGGCTTTGATGACCTGTTCTTTAGCGTCAATATCTGCTTTGGCATCACGTAGCGCTTTTTTAAGCTCACGTACAGACATGGTTTCGATGGTGTCAAGTGATACGTCGCCAATGCTGCCGCCTTGTTCGATAACATCAAGTTCATCATCATCGAGTACAACGAGTTCTAATAATTTTGTTTGAGATTTTGTTGCAGTCAAAACGGTATTCGAGTTCCGATTTGAAAACTTCAGAACAGCAGACATAAATTTTCTAGCCATTCGTGGGCTAAAACCTAATATTTCAATCCGTTTTTCAAATTCACCATGAGGAGTCATTTCTTTCATAATGAGCAAGCGTTTTCCAAGCTCCATACATGCTTCAACAGTACGTTGTTGGTAAAAACGAATTTCATCCTCAATAGCACCAAGAGTTAAAGCACCCTCATAACCTAGTTGGATTGCTAATGTGCCAAGTTTTTGAGCATGTCCTGAAAGAGCAACTTCTGTTGTTTGTTCTAAATCCATGTGTTTCACCGTTAATAAGTAGAAGTACGTTGTTCGATTTCGGCAATACGTGCCTTTGCACGCTCCATTTCGGTGTCATGTGCTTTGGCGATCTGTACAAATGCAGTGCCCAAGGTGTATGAGCCATCTTCTTCCTGTTTGGCTAAACCCTCTGCAATAAGGGTCTGTAGTTGACGATGAATCTGCGCTGGCGATTCATTTAATTGTTTTGCAAGGTCTTGGTTGGTTACGCCTCGCAGGCTATGCCCACGTAATGCTTTTAAAACCTTGAGGACTTTTTCGGCTGATTTAACTGTGCTCATTTATGTAGCCCCCGAATTTCACTGCTGTTGTATTTGAGAGAAGCGAGTTCTTGTTGTAGCAACTCGTTATCTAGCTCCGCCATGAACCAGCCGAAATAACCCAGCGTTACAACGAAAATGAAAACAAACGTCAGGATGTGGTCTTTTTTTGTCATGGTTTTTTCCTTATTGTTGTTATGCAAAGTTAGGGTAAATTGTGCTATTTTTAGCGTTAATTGCAGGCTTGGCTTTCATGCCAAGTGCCACAGCAATCTGGAAACCTTTGCCTTTAGTGGCTTTGTTGTAACCATTGATGACGCGGTAAACCTCGCTTGGGTCAAAGTTATTTCGGACTGCCCAAGCGTGAACCGTGTCACCACATGCAATAAAGTCCTGTTTGACTTGGTCGCCTGTCTTGATTTGAGTCATGGTTTTAGTCCTATGGAGTGGTTATGAGTGAGAATCCGTACAAGGGAGATCAGCCAACGTTTTACACTGAGGTACTAGAGTTGGCTTGGATTGCTCTTGTTGATGAATTGGTTGCGAGTGGTCAACTCGACCCTGATTCACTTGCTGAACGCATAAAGACGATGACGGCTGATTTGCAAAAGAATCAGGACTCTTTTCTTGCTGGTGGTCTGTTGAGTTTTGCGAATATTGACAAAGTGTTGAAGCGGAAATATGGGCTTGAAGCAAAAGAGTAGCTTGCTCTGTAGGTAGGGTTTGTTTGCCATTTGCTCGTGTGCCAATGGCAACCATACCAGCGGCCATTTCTTCAATGGCTGAATTTTTTGTGTTTGTATCCATCACTTTGTTCCTGTTTTTAAGTGGTGATTGTCGGGCAATTTTGGTGAGAATCTTGCCCTGTTAGATAGATAATAGTAACAAAATAGTTACCTGTAAATAGTTTTTGGAGAGTTTTTTGTGTCTATTGGTCTAAGGTTAAAGGAAGAACGTGAGCGATTGGGTTTTACGCAACCTGTATTTGCTGGCTTGGCAGAAACAACCAAAAAAAGTCAGATTGATTATGAAAAAGATTTAACCCAACCAAAAGCAGGCTATCTATCTGTTATTGCTAATGTTGGTGCAGATGTTCAATATATAATTACAGGTCAACGTTCTTCTAATGCTTTGCCGACTGATGAAGTTTTAATTCTTGAGAAATATCGTCAAGCTAGCCCAGAAATTAAAAATAAAATGTTGATGTTATTGTTAGGTTTAGAATCTCCTAACAATGCGACAGAGAGTGTCGTAAATAATCCTAATAACAGTGAAAGTGGAACTCAACTTAATGGTAAAAATAACACTGTAGACAACTCTGTATTAACCAATAAGTCAAAAACAGAAGTGAATGCTGATAAAATTGGCAATGTACTGGGAGGTCGCAGCAAAATTAAGATCAAAAAAATGGAGTTCTAAATGGATGATAAGCAAGGCCCTAATCTTGAAAAGAATGGGATTAAAACTGGTAAAAAGTCAAAAATCAAAGTTAAAAAAATTGTTATTAAAGTTAAGGAGTCTGATCATGAGACTCCCAACAAACAAATTCCTATAAAAGAGCAAAAAGAACAAGAGCAGCCTAAAAAAGAGCCTGCTACTTTATGGGATGTTAGTTCTGATGAGCTTTATCTTGAGAATAAGCATTGTAAAAAACAAAAATGGGATGTGTACTCAAAGCGATTTTTGCCTTGGAGTGTCTCTATCTGCGGTATTGTTTGTGCCGTGTATGTACTCATTGCTGTTGTAGTACCTAATATGTTTAGTTTGAAGCATACTGACTGGTACTGGATATTTGGCATTATTACAGCCTTTTCTTTTCTACCGACGATCTGGTTAAATTGGGTTAGAAAGCGTGACGATGAACTGGTTGCTTACTACAATGAGCGTATTAAATTGATTACACATATCTTGCGAGTGCGTGGTGATTTATGATTCAAATTAGTAAAACTAAAATCAATGTAGAAAAGATCGGGATAGTTGCCACCGATAATGCTACTGTCAATGTAAAAAAGCTGATTGTCAAAGCTGATCCTTTTAAAATGGTACTGCAAAAGCGGCTTTCTGAGACGTTTATGTGGTTCTTTCTCATTCTTACTCTGTCGTGTGTACTTGGGTCTGTATTCATTACTAATGGTGGGACAGCAGTATTTGCTTTTGTGCTTTATATAATAGGCTTTATAGGATTTTGCATTTCAGCTTTATGCGCTGTTTTCTTCCATATAAGTTTAAAAAAAAATTAGCTTTATAAATGTTCTGTTTAATCATTTAGAAGTTAAGTCGTAAGTGAATGTTTAATAAGGTTTTGGTTGGGGTTTTGAGGAGAGGTGAGGTGAAAAAGTTTTTATTTTTAGGGGGTGCTGTGTGCTTCATGTCACTACTGAAATAAAGGAATGGTTCGGCTTGTTTTGTCTTGTTCTTTTTATTGTATTCGCTGGCTTTTTTATTTTCTCTGGAGGAAAAAACAAAGAGGCTCAGGATGAGTTTTATCACACGATTAGAGTATCTCAAGAGGCTGTTGAAGCTGTATTAAAAGACCCTGATTCAGCTAAATTTAAAGATCACATCTATAACTGTGGTTTGGTTAATGCTAAAAATGCATTTGGTGCTTATATGGGGTATAAGCGTTATGTAGTCGTTCACGAAATGGTATTTTTGGAAGGCTCAAATGCAAATTCACTTGAAATGACTAAATTGTGGGAAAATGCTTGTAAGCAATAAAGTTTTAAACTAGTTTAAAAGACCTAAATCACCCTGCCATAACACAATGCCTCTATACAGATATAGGGGCATTTTTTATGTCTAAAATTTTTAAAACAGCATTGCAACGAGTGCTTAAACATGAAGGTGGTTATGTCAACGACCCTCGTGACACAGGTGGTGAGACCAACTTTGGCATCACTAAAACTACAGCTCGGAGCTATGGCTATACAGGTTCAATGAAAGACATCCCTATGGATGTGGTTGAACGTATTTATAAAGCCATGTTCTGGGATGCCATGAGCTGTGACAACTTCCATTTTGCAGTTGGCTTTCAGCTTTTTGATGCTGCTGTAAATCACGGTTTGCTTAATGCTCGTAGGATTTTGCAACGTGCGGTTTCTGTCAAAGATGATGGTGTGATTGGCCCTGTCTCCTTAGCTGCAATACGTGCTCAACCCATTTTTTCCCTAATCAATTTGTTCAACTCAGAACGAATTGCATTCTATACACGCATTCCAAACTTCAACATCTATGGCAAAGGCTGGATGAATCGCATGTCTGAAAACTTGCGCTATGTTGCGGAGGATATGGCATGAAAAAAACGACTCGTAAAGTTCCTCAGTCAGTCAAAACACAAAGAAAAATTGATGCTGCTGTTGATGCTGAATTGCAGAAGCAAAGACAGACTTATATGCGTGTAAAGCAGTCTGATGATGTTGAAATTAAACTGTTAAGAGTTGAGCTTGAACAGGCATCTAAACAGCCTGCACAAATTGCACCTGACTATGTGAATGGTCTATTGGATGAAACCAAACACACAGGTTTGGTTGTACCCGACTGGCGTGGTGGCTGGAAATGGTTCAGTAATTTGGCTCTGGCAGCAATAGTGGCAATCAATACAGCACCAATTCCACCTGAAGTGTTGGATGGCCTACCACCAGATGCACGTCAACAAGTCACGATTGGCTTGGCTGTGGTTGGTATTTTAGGACGCTTTATCAATCAATCACGTAAAAAGGATGATGCAGATGTTTGAGTCATTGAAATTTAGCTTTCAGGAAGCGCATTGGGTGGTGATTACGATCCTCGGTTTATATACATGGTTTATCAATAAACAAAGTGCATCAGCCAAGGAAATGCTTGATCTGCGTTTACGTGTTGTTGAAGTTGAAAATGCAATCAAGGACATGCCCTCAAAGCTTGAAATTGCACGACTTGAAGGTGAAATGCGGCAATTAAATGAAAAGATCACATCAACCAATAATCGTATTGAGGCGACCAATACTTCAATCGTTAAGGTGGAACGAGGTGTGAATCGTTTAACTGATTATTTATTAGATAAAAAACAGTGAGGTCGTATGAGCTTTCCAAATTGGTTAATTGAAGAAGCACGATTGGTATTACTTCGTATTTTGAATGAAATGTCATCTTATCGAGCCAATAGTTCAACACTACAAGATCAACTGGATAAGGCTTGGGGTATCTCTCTTAGTCGTGATCAGGTTAAAACGGAATTGTATTGGTTAAAAGATCAAGGCTGTGTGGAGATTGTTGCAGAGAATGCAAATGTAATCATCGTCAAGCTTGCTACTCGTGGTCAGGACGTGATTGAAAATCGTACTCGTGTTCACGGTATTAAACGACCATCGGCTTAAGGAGGTGGTCTTATGTCATTTATGCGGAAACTGTCTGGCAAGGCTCGGCAATATCTTGAGGAATTGTTAAAAGAAGATCGTTACACCATTGATGAGTTGATGGAGCTTTTTGCTGCAAAGTTTCCAAATGAAGCTCCAGCACGTTCTACGATGGGCCGTACCAAAAAAGACTGGGATGAACGTACTCGTAAAATGAGGGAGATTTCTTTTGCTACGACTGCTTTAGTCAATGAATTAGGTGAAGATACTGATGATAAAGCTGGTGCATTTATGGTTGAAGGTATTACGACCCTTGTTAATCATCTAGTGCTTAATACCATACATAATGACGATGATCCAGATGCAGGTATTCAGCTATCTATCAAGGACGCTTTATCACTTGCCAAGTCTGCACGAGAGCTTATGCAGGCACGGACTTTATCCACCAAGCAACGTGTAGAAGTTGAAAAAATTGCCCGTGAAAAGCTAATTGCTGAACAACGTGAAAAGCTTGAAGAGCTTGGCGAGTCAGGTGAAGTCGATAAGACAGCACTTCGAAAAGTAGTTAAAGGCTTATATGGTCTGGAGGTCTAAATGAGTGAACTTATTTTGCCTGATGATCAGCCAATCATTGAACTCTATGATTATCAGAAACGTTACTTGAGTGATACATCAAGATTTAAAGCCGCCATGTTTTCTCGTCAAAGCGGAAAAACATTTACCAGTACTTTAGAAATTGCACTTGATTGTGCCAAAGCTGATGCAGAAAAACGTCGTGTGCGTTGGGTCATCTTATCTCGTGGTGAGCGTCAGGCAAAAGAAGCTATGAACGAAGGCTTAAAGGTTCACCTCAATGCTTTGGCGGCTGGTTATGAAGCATACGAATATGATTTTGATGTGGACACGAGAGCATTAGAGATTGAGCTGCCTTATGGAAGCAAGGTTACTGCATTGCCTGCAAATCCAGATACGGCACGAGGTTTTTCTGCCAATGTGTTTCTGGACGAATTTGCCATTCATAAAGATAGTCGTGCGATTTGGGGTGCATTGTTTCCAGTCGTTTCTAAAAATGGTTTGAAGCTCCGTGTGGTCAGTACGCCTAAAGGCAAAGGCAATAAATTCTATGAAATTATGACTGCTGACAGTGAGGTTTGGTCACGTCATGTAGTGGATATTCATCAAGCCGTTGCTGATGGCTTGGAACGAAATATTGAAGAACTTCGTCAGGGACTTAATGATGAAGAATTGTGGCAACAGGAATATTTACTGCACTGGATTGATGAAGCATCTGCATGGCTTGACTTTGACCTGATCAATAGTTGTGAAGAAGAACATGCTGGCATCCCTGAAAACTATGCTGGTGGCATGTGTTATGTCGGGGTTGATATTGCAGCCCGTAATGACTTGTTCGTGATTTGGATATTGGAACAAGTTGGTGATGTGTTTTGGACACGTGAAATCATTGAACGCAAACGTATTAGCTTTGCAGAGCAAGACATGCTCTTGAATGACGTATTTCAACGCTATCGAGTTATCCGCTGTTGTATGGATCAGACGGGTATGGGCGAAAAACCAGTTGAGGATGCTCAACGTCGTTATGGATCAGACCGTGTTGAGGGTGTTCTTTTTACTGGGCCAAATAAATTGACAATGGCCACACGTGGCAAAGAATGTTTTCAGGATCGGCGCATTCGTATTCCACAAGGCAATGATGCCCTTCGTGCAGACCTGCATAAATTAAAGAAAGTCACTGGCCCAACAGGTACACCACGATTTGAAGCAGACAGCGATAGTGCTGGACATGCGGATAGAACATGGGCTGCCTTTCTTGCATTGAATGCGACTGATGGTGGTTGGGTTTCAGACCGAATCATAACTGCTCGGCCAAGATCAGTTAATAAGCTTTTAAGAGGTTATCGCTAATGAGTGCAAAAGGTTTATATATTGGCGGTGAATTTGTCTCATTCGCTGAAGCTAAAGCAAAACAACCCAACATCAAGCAAATTGCATCCAGATCAACAGTTTCTGGTTTTGGCTCGCTTGGCTCTGTACTGCCTAATCCTGACCCTATCCTAAAGAAAATGGGCAAAGACATCAGTGTCTATAAAGACATCCGTAGTCATGCTGTGGTTAAAGGTGCATTACGTCGTCGTCGTGCAGCAGTGAAAGCTAAGGCGTGGCGCATTGTTCAGGACAAAGCATCTGATCAGGTCTTTGAACACATCAACAGTATTTTTAAAAAACTTCAAATTAACAAGATCACAGGTGGAATGTTTGATGCCACTTGGTTTGGCTATCAGCCGTGCGAGATTACTTGGGCATATCAAGATGGAGCTTGGTTGCCAGTAAAAATTGAAGCAATGCCTACTGAATGGTTTTTCTTTGATACAGACAGCCAACTTCGATTTAAAGATAAAAATGCTGGTCAGAATGGTTTATTGATTGAACCACGGAAATATCTAGTCCCAGCCCAAGATGCTACTTTTGACAATCCTTATGGTGAACCTGATGCTGCACTTGTGTTCTGGGCGGACGCTTTCCTGCAAGGTGGAAAAGAGTTCTGGGTACGCTTTACTGAAAAGTATGGTTCGCCTTGGGTTATCGGGAAATATGGCAATAACTACGATGAAGCCAAACAGGAAGTCCTGCTCAATAATTTATATGCAATGGTGCAAGATGCAGTAGCAGTGATTCCTGACAACAGTCAAATTGAAATTATCGAAGCTGCTGGCAAGTCGGCATCTGCTGATGTGTTTGAACGCTTCCTGATGTACTGTCGTTCAGAAATCAATATTGCATTGCTTGGGCAAAACCAAACCACGGAAGCTGAAGCCAACAGAGCCAGTGCAACAGCTGGTGCTGAAGTATCAGCTGAGATTTCAGATGGTGACTGTGAAATGACAGCTGAGCAATTTCAGCTGCTCATCGACTGGATCGTGGATTATAACTGGGGTGGCCCATCACCACAGTTTGAGTATTTTGAAGACTCTAATGGTGGTAAGGAACAAGCGGACCGTGATGCAAGCCTATATGCCAGTGGTACACGTTTTACCAACCAATACCGTATGCGTGAGTATGGATTCCAAGAAGGTGATCTAGCAGAACCCGATCAAGGTGTAGAGCAACCTGTTTCATTTGCTGAAGCTACCTATACACCAGTACGCCAAAATCCGATTGACCAAGCAACAACACAGCTTGAGCAAGCTGCTGAACCGTACTTGAATGATATGGTCAACCGCATTCGCCATGTGGTGAAAAATGAAAGGTCTTTTCAGGGTGTGCAAGAAGCGATTGTTGCTGAGTTTTCAGAATTACCTTCAGATGAACTGACTCAGATCATGAGCATTGCATTTGCATTGGCTGAGTTGCAAGGACGCAGCGAGGTTAAAGATGACGACTGAAACCTTCCAGCTCCCTTTCCAAGAGCAGATTGATTTTTTAAAACAAAAAGTCCGTTTGCCAACTTTAACGCATCGTGACATCAGTTCACGTGGTCATGACCGTGCTTTTGTTGTTGCTGGTGCAATGAAGGCTGACTTACTCAATGACCTGCATAATGCAGTCAATAAGGCTGTTGCTGAAGGTCAGTCATTTAAACAGTTCCAAGATGGCTTTGACGATATTCTTGGCAAGCACGGCTGGCTGAATGGTACTGACAAAGAGTACAAGGCATGGCGAGCTAAAGTGATCTATCAGACTAATATGCGTACTAGTCATGCGGCTGGACGTTATAAACAAATGACTGATCCAGAGGTGCTGAAACGTCGCCCTTACTGGCGTTATCGTCATAACACAGTGGAAAATCCACGTATCCAGCACCAACGTTGGGATGGCCTTGTACTGCCAGCGGATTCACAATTCTGGAAAGTTAATTTCCCACCAAACGGTTATGGCTGTCAGTGTAATGTCGAAGCGATTAATGAACGTCAGCTAAAAGCAATGGGCAAAATCAAGCCTGATCCTGAGCCTGCATTTGATGAATTGCGAGATGGCTTTAATAGTGCACCTGGTGCAAGTTGGTATCCTGACCTGAACAAATACCCTGAGCAGATTGCTACGGATTATGTTGCTGAAAATATGAATGATGGCGTGTTTGATCGTTGGCTCACTCGGATTGCTGCACAAGTAGAAGATGAAATAGCAAAGCCTGACTACAAGGATTTGCCTAAAGATAAAGTCATCCAGAAGCTTCGCAAACTGGATAAGCGTGAAGAATATCCGATTGCCATTATTCCCAAAGCATTTCAGGCATTGTTGGGTATTGTCACCCAAGTACTGACTTTTAGTGAATATGATGCAATTAAGCAAGCCTATAGTCGTTATGGCGATAAGAACTTTAGTTTTGATGCTTATAAAGATGTGCAGTATATCCTGCAAGACCCGAATCATATTATCCGTGAAACCAAGGATGGTAATGAGCAAATGACGGTATGGTTACAGGTTGGCAAAAACGCTTATATGGCAGTACTTCAGCAAACTAAAACGGGTAAAGGTCTATTTCTCAAGTCATTTAGATTGGCAAATAGTGATCGTGAAGTGAAACGTGCTTTGAAAAATGGTGAATTGTTATATGAAAAAAATGATGCTTAGGAGAGCCTGCTACTTCTCATATTCCCACCTTCCACAACAAGGTTGATCGAGGGACGGACGCAGGATTTACCGTGTCAGGCTAAGCATCACTTTATACATTTAATATAGGTCAAACTATGCTCAATTTCAATATTCGTTCTGATGTGGTTATTAATGTGCTGGAACGTACTGGGGCAACGCTGGAAAATCCGAATGCGATGTTTCAAGATATGGGTGAGTATCTTGTACCCGTACACCAAGACCGCTTTAAGACTTCGACTGCACCCGATGGCACGAAATGGAAGCAAAACTCAGAAACTACATACATCAATTTTTTGGGTAAGCAACATACTAATAAAGATGGAACGATTAATAAAAAAGGTATTAATCGGATCATGAGTAAAAAACCCTTGGTGATGTCAGGTACTTTACGTGACCAGATTCATTATCAGATTTCTGGTGATTTACTGCTTGTCGGCTCAAATATGATTTATGCAGCAACGCAAAACTTTGGAGCGAAAAAAGGTGAATTTGGCAATGGCGCACCTTGGGGTGACATTCCTGCCCGTGAATGGCTTGGAATTTCAGGTGCAGATGAAACAGAGTTGATGAATATCGCAGAAGATCATATTTTGCCTTAAATGGCGATTTAAGCGATTTTATTTGTGAATAGCTAAAATGATGCGTTAAATGGATTAAATTCGCTGAAATTAGCTTTATAAAGATTTATAAATCTATGCTCTGATCTTTTTCTAAATGGATTTTTGTTGTACTGTCATTTTAGTTCTAAAATGAGAAAAAATTATGCAATCTACAGCAGAGCTATTTGAAGATACATTTAAACATTCAATCGTGATTTTATGGAATGAAGAAAAGAAAAAATGGAAAGCTGAATGTATTATTTTGAATATTCGGCATGAGGCAGATACTTATAAAGAGTTGGTAATGGGCGTTATGTCAAAAATACTTGTTCAAGATGAATATTTTTTTGAAGCCTCAGAAAATATTAAATCTCAAATTCCAAAATAATAAAGTTTTAAACTAGTTTAAAAGACCTACAATCCCCCCTCATCAGATACTTGGTTCATCGGTTGATAACTGAGTATAAACGATGAAACCCATCAAAATTTTTAAAGTCGGTACACATACTGACATGCGTGGTGTAACGAGAAATTACTCTCGTGACATGCTTTCAGAATGTGTTGCTACCTATTCACCAGAAATTCACGAAGCCCCATTTGTCCTAGGTCATCCAAAACATGATGACCCTGCTTTGGGCTGGGCTGATCATCTAGAACTGGATGACGATGGCATCTTATGGGCTTACCCCAAAAAGGTAGATGCTGAATTTGCAGAAGCTGTGAATGCTGAAAAGCATAACAAAGTTTCATCCAGCTTCTATTTGCCCGACTCACCCAATAACCCTACACCAGGGAAATTATATCTACGTCACGTTGGTTTTCTTGGAGCAATGCCTCCAGCAGTTAAAGGTTTGGGTAGTGTTCAATTTTCTGAAGATGAAACAGGTATTGCTGAATTTGGTGACTGGGGATATGAACTTGCGGCTGATCTCTTTCGCAAATGGCGTGACTATTTGATTGATGAATTGGGTCAGGAAAAAGCTGATCTTATTGCGCCGAACTGGATGATCGAATCACTGCGAGAGTATGCCAATGCGAGTCCTAAAGATGTTGAGGCTGCTTTCTCTGAGCATTATCAGCCTAGCACCTATGTACCACCAGTACCACAAGAAACCAAAACCCCTCGTGAAATTGAACTTGAGCAGCAGTTGGCACAGGCTAATGCAGCTATTGCAGCGAAAGAAAATGAGAAAAAAGAAGCTGATTTTTCAGAATTTGTTGAAAGTTTAGTTGCTGGTGGTCAGATGCCGCCAAAACTTAAAGCTGGTGCTGTTGAGCTTCTTAAAGCTGCTGGTCAACAAGATCAGCAAATTGTGAACTTTGCTGAAGGTGAAGTGTCTTTTTCAGAAGGCTTTAAGTCATTTATGACTCAGGTCTTTGACTCAAAAATCATCAATTTTGGTGAAGGCTTCAAAAAGCATGAAGTTGATCCAAAAATCAATCAAACAGAAAACCCTTTAATTGCTGATGCGAAATCTCGTTCAGCTTAGGAGAAGTCATGACTACTTATACAGAACCCAAATACCTGTCTGACGTGCTGCTTGTAGAAGTGGCTCAAGGTTGGACTAAACAAAATGTTGTGCTGTCTGCCACTGCTGTAGCGTTAAGCATTGGTGTTGTGCTTGCAAAGTTAGCGAATGGTGAATATGCACCGATTGATTTAGCTGGTACGGGCGCAGCTAAAAAAGCAGCTGCTGTACTAGCAACAAATGCAGGTGTTTCAGCAACCACACAAAAAACTGTTGTTATCGCACGTGGTGCAGCAGTCGCAAAGAATCAGTTGGTTTTCCCTGCTGGGGCAACTGAGCCACAAATTGCCACTGCTTTAGGTGAGCTTGAGGCTTTGGGCATCGTGGCTCAAGACGTTTATTAAACCAAGTTAATAGAGCGAGAATTAAATATGAATTTAGCTGATTTATTTACACCAACCACACTTAGTAAAGCCATTGTTGCATTGCCAAAACCGTCAACAGTGTTGGGTGATTCAGGAATTTTTAAACCTGAACCTGTGAAAACTACAACTGTTACAGTTGAGTCTATCAATGGACGTTTAGTGTTGGTACAAAACACTGATCGTCGTGGTGATCCTCAGTCTAAAGCTAAAAGTAAGCGTGAACGTCGAACTTTTGAAATTCCGCATTTGCCTAAATCAACAACAATCTTGCCTGATGAGTTAAATGTAGCTGGTTTCGGAACTGAAACCATTGAAGCACAGTCTGTGGTCATTAATAACCGTCTACAAGAACTCAAGAATGATATTGAAGCGACAAAAGAGTTCCATCGAGTTGGTGCAATTTCAGGATTGATTTTAGATGCTGATGGCACAACGGTAATTTATAACCTGTTTGATGAATTTGGTGTGACTCAAAAGAATGTCAATATCGCCTTCACCAATGCTGCAACGGATGTACGTGCAAAGCTGCTTGAAGCTAAACGTCATGCGACAAAACAGCTTGGCGGTGCAATTGTTAAGAAATGGGTGTGTTATTGCTCATCAACATTCTTTGATGGTTTGACAGGTCATGATTCTGTTCGTGAAGCCTATAAAGGTTATCAGGAGTCGGCTGATCGTTTGGGTGGTGATAAACGCAATGGCTTTAAATTTGCGGATATTGAATTTATTGAATATGACGTTGAAGTGATCGGTACGGATGGCGATCTGGTGAAATATATTGCTGATGGCATTGGGCGTTTAGTGCCTGTCACAGACGATTTATTTAAAACCTATTATGCGCCAGCCAATTATAACAGTGCAGTTAATACATTGGGTCAGGAAATATATGCGGTTGCTGAAGAACGACCTAAAGGTAAAGGTTGGGATTTGGAAGCTCAGTCTAACCCTTTACAAATGTGTACTGCTCCTAGTGCGTTAGTCAAATTGACCGCAACCTAACTGGAGCATTGCCATGTACTGTACAGTCGATGACGTTAAGAAACTCATACCTGAAGCAACACTCCGTGATTTGACTCAGGATGATCCTTTAGACCCTGATTTTGACATTACCAATGTCAATGCTGCGATTAAGTACGCATCTGACAAGATTGATGCTGCGATCCGTGGTCGCTATCCACTTCCACTTACTCAAAAGGTTGATTTACTAAAAGAGTTAGCTTTGGACTTGGTGCGTTATCGACTGTACTCACGTCGTCCCGATGGTGGTGATCTGCCAACGGCAGTAACTGAAGGCAAGAAATCTGCTGATACTGATTTGAGGGAAATCAGAAGTGGTGATTTATCACTTGGTATTGAAGATTCAAAGAAACCTGTTGATGAAGCTGGGCCTTGGCGTGTGAAAGCTCCAAAGCGTCGATTTGATGGAGGGATGCGCTAATGTCTCAAGATCAAGACATCATCGAGGATTACCTTGCACGTTTGAAAGCAAGCCATCCACATTTATCAGTCATTCCAACCCCTGATAAACCGAGCAGCTACGCATTAAGGCATTCGATTGGTGAGCTACTTGTCCAGTATGCGAGTAGCGATTATGTCGATCCAACGACAACTGGTGGTGATTACATTGGTGCGCCATTGCGTGATTTACCTCAGCGTCGTCGTCTCAATATTCAAATTACTGTCGTAGTTAAGTCTTTAAGTGGTGCTCATGGAGCAACTGAAGTTTTAAGTACCGTCAGAAACAGCCTCAAAAAATTCCGTCCCCGTCATTGTCTAACTCAGGTCTATTTCACAGGTGAAGGTTTTTTATCTGAGAATCAAGGGGTTTGGCATTACGGATTAAAAACAGCCGTTGAAAAATGGGAAAAATAGTTATGTCTGAAAAATCAAAGACTGAACAAGTCAAAACTGTAAAGGTTAAATTGCTCAAACCGCATAAACATGCTGGAACGCAATACAATGAAGGTGTCGAAATTATTCTGCCAGAGCATGATGCTGCTTGGCTTAAAAATCTGAATATTGCTGAAGATGTCGGTATTACACCAACAGTCTCGGCTCAACCAACTAAAAAAGTTGAGGAGAAATAATCATGGGGCAAATGCAGGATTTCGCATTCCAAGGCAAAATTTATCTTGGTGAAAATGTTAATGGCAAAGTCCGTAATTTAAAATGGGTTGGAGATCAAAGCTCACTTAACTTTGCGATGGCAGTTGAAAAAGAAGAACGTCGGGAAAACTACTCTGGCACGAAAGGTATTTCTGTAGTCAATTTGCAAAGTAAGTCTGTAAGCCCAGAATTGGTTTTACGTCATTTAACACCAGAAAATATTTTATTGGGTGTTCATGGTAAGTTAAATAAAATCGCTGCTGGTACTGTCACAGCTGAAAATTTGCCATCTGACTTAGTAGCGGATGAATTGATCAAATTGGATCATGGCAAAGTGTCAAATCTCGTACTTACTGATAGTGAGCCAACCACCCCAATAACATTGATTGAAGGTACAAATTACTTACTTGAATCATCAATTGGGGCTTTGGTACGAATGAAAGATTTATCTTCTTTAACTCAACCAATTAAAGGTGCATACAGTTATGGGGGTTCAACGAATGTATCCATGCTGTCTTCATTACCACCTATTCGTTATCTTTATATGGAAGCGATCAACACGATTGATGGTCGCCATGCACTTATTCACCTTTATAAAGTGCAATTTGAGCCGATGGGTGGTTTGCCATTAACCAGTCAAACGTTATCTGAGTTCACATTAAATGGTTCAACACTGATTGATCCGACTAATGTGATGAATGAAGACTTAGGTGGCTTTGGTCGTATTGAATGGCTAGATGATGAGGTAACTCCATAAATGGCTAAACGTGTAAAAGACACTAAAAAAAGCCAAAGGGAATCAGCAGCGCAAGCTGCTGAGGACTTAAAAGTGATGTTTCCTGATTCAACCATTGTGATCGCTGGTGAACAAGTTGAAGTTCAGGAATATCCTTTTATCAAATGGCTTGAACTCAAGGTAAATTGCGGTGAGGTCATTGAAACATTAGCTGAATTATTAACTGAACATGAAATAATTCAGCCTGACCATTTATTAGAGTTTTTTGAAAATCAATTTCAGGAAATTGAATTTCTGATCCGTCAAAGCATCAGTCGAGAATTTGAGTTTCTTGAAAAATTATCTGATGATGATATGCAGAAATTGATCTTTACTTGGTGGAGAGTCAATCAACATTTTTTTCTACGCAGTGCGTTCAGGCTGATACGCACGACAATACCTCAACAATTCGATGGTCAACAATCTTCAACTGCTTAATCGCCAATGGTCACTCCAAGGCAGACTTAGTTCGATATACGCAACGACAAATCGAGCTGTTTTACAAAGAAATCCAGCGAGAGAAAAATCATGCCAAGGCAGACATGATTGAAGCAGTCAATCAAGGCTTTGGTGGAGGTAAAGAACTTGGCAACTATCTTAAAAAATTAAGACAATCATAGCCTGCAAGTTTTAAACTGCTTTAAAAGATGATTTTTCTACATACCGCCACAATTGGCGGTATGTTTTTTATGGGTAAATCATCATGTCAGGCAGAAATTTAAGACTCGCTTTAGAAATCACTGCAAATTTAAATCAAGCTCGTCAAGCCATTACAGGTTTGCGTGATGATATTGATCAAACTTCAGATGCAGCTGATGAAGCAACAAATGCTCAGAATCAACTGGGTCGATCTGCACAACGTGCATCATCTGAAATTGAATCGAGTCGTTCTTCATTAGCAGATTTGAATGATGAACTTTCACAAACATCAGCTTCAGCTGAAGAAGCTGCTCAATCAAATCAAGTCCTCGAAAATTCAGTTAAAAACCTTGCGCCACATTTACTCTCGTTGGCTGGTATCTCTGGCGGCTTTGTTGCCATTGCAGTTGATACTCTGAATAAAGCAGTTGAGTTAGATCGACTTGCTGAGTTCAGTACAACGGGCGTTGAACAATTCCAATACTATGCGGCTGGTGCAAAAAAAGTTGGAGTTGAGACAGAACAACTTGCACAAATCTTCAAAGATGCACGTGAGAAAGTCGGTGAATTTATTGACAATGGTGGCGGTGAATTAGCTGACTTCTTTGATACGATTGCTCCCAAAGTGGGTGTAACAGCAGAACAATTTAAAAAATTGACTGGGCCTGAAATTCTTCAGCTCTATGTCAGTTCGTTACAGCAAGCAGGTGTTTCTCAGAATGAAATGATCGCATATATGGAACGGATCGCTGATGATGCAACTGTTCTATTGCCACTGCTCAATAATAATGGTGAGGGTTTTAAAAAGTATGGTGAAGAAGCCAAAGCGGCAGGTGCAATTTTAGGTGTAGAGGTTGTTGAGCAAGCAAAGACTGCAAAAGAAGCGTTGGGACAGTTTCAGAACCGTGTCTCAGGAATCACAAACCAACTCGTAGCAAATGCTGCCCCAGCTATTGTTTTCCTTGCTCAAAACTTGGATGTATTGACTAAAGCAGGTTTAGTGGTGGCATCAGTTTATTTGGGTAAAGTCGTTGTTTCATTGTCTACTTCAGTCATTGCATTTATAGCTGCACGAATTGAAGCCACACGTTATCAAATGACATTAGCAAGCATGGCAGGTGTTGCGACAACCACTGCTGCTCGCTTAACTGCTGTAGGGGTTGCTTCGAATTTACTTACAGCAGTCGGTGGACTTCCTGGTCTCGCCATTGCGGCTGTCAGTGTTGCAACCAGTTTTTGGTTGATGCGTGATAGCTCAGTCAGTGCCAGTGATAGTTTTGACATACAAAAGGCTTCAGTGGATGAATTAATTGAAAAATATAAGGAACTGAATGCTGAAACAAAGCAAACCTATTTGGTGAAATTGACTGAAGAACTAGAAGATCAGGAAAAGGCCTTAAAATCGACTTCAGCTGCAATGGATGAATTTATTCTGCAAAAAATGAAATCTATTGTTGGGATTTCAGCAGACAGTAAAAAAGCCATTCAACAATACTTTAATGAAATAAAAAGCGGTGGTGAATCAGCAAAAACGGCTTTTGATCGTTTAAAAAATACAGAATTATTAAATGATCGTGAATTAGCAAAGATTGCAGAACTCGGTCAAGAGTTTATGACGACTACTGCCGAAAGTGATAAAACACGGCAGAAAATTAATATTTTGAATGGATCAAATCAATCACTCTCAACAACTGCAAACTCAGCAACAAGTGCAACGGATGCTTTAAAAGACAAATTAGGAGGGACAAGTGCTGCTGCTGCGAAAGCTGCTGGTGAGATCAATAATTTATCTAAAGAATTTAGAGATTATTTGAAAACAGCTCAATCTGCCAATTTTAATAGTCAGATGGAACTTTCTTATCTACAAAGTGGCAAATCAGAAGCTCAAGCCAAGGCTTATACGGAGATGTATAATTTAAAAAACTCTGACCCCACAGCAAAGCAAACCTATTTTGTCACTGACAAGGAACTTGCAGTGGCGGATGCCCGTATAAAATCTGAGCAGAAGATTACGGACTTTAAAGAGCAACAAAAAAAACAGGAAGAAGCGATCACTAAGCAGAAAGAGAAACAAGCTAAATTTTCAGATTTAAAAATTAAAAGTTCAGAAGCTACTTCTGGTGGAAAAACCCATCAAGGCACAATCGAGCTTGCTAAATTCGTTCAGGATAATTTTAATATTCGACATTTTTCTGCTTTCAATGATCAATATCATCAAGGTAAAGGTGGTAAACATCCTCAAGGTTTAGCTTTTGATTTTTCATTACGTGACCCTAAAGAAAGTCAGTCTGTCACTACATCATTAAGAAAGACTTTAGCGGAAATAGGTGTCAATGCTGGCATTCTTAACGAATATAAGAGTCCATCCAAAAACGCCACTGGTGGACACATTCATGTAAGTTTTGCTTCTGCTGCTGATGCTCAGAAATTCATGGCAATGACCAAGACTGAAAATAAAATGAAGTATATTGGCGAAGATATACAGGATTTTAGGAAACAAGCACAACAACAAGCCGATGATCAAAAACAGAAGCAAGAAGAGCGACTTGCTTTTGTAAAACAATTTCAAACAGAACGTGAAAAATTAGAGGCTGAGCATCAAGAAAATCTTAAAAAAGCCAATGAGCTGGGTTATACCCCTTCTCAAAAGGCAGACCTTTTAAGCCGTATTGAACAAGAATATCAGGATAAACTGAGTAAACGCCCTGAGATTTTGAAACGTGTTCAAGATCAACTTTCAGAAATTGATCAAACATGGCTTCGAATATCGGGCAACGGTATAGAAGCTGATATGGTGGATATTGCAAATAAGTGGAAGCAAACACAAGCTGATATTGCTGCACTACTGATGAGTGAAACTGACCCTGAAAAAGCTGCAATCTATCAAAAATTGTTGCTTAAAATAGACTTTGTAATCGATCAAGAGCAAACCACTTTGCAGTTTAATAAAGCGGTGGATGAGGCTCAAAAAATCCAAGACTTAAAAAATACACGGCTCAACAACCTAAAAGTGCAGTATGACAGTGGTCAAATCTCACGCTCGCAATATTCCGAGCAAGCTAAAGGTGTACAGCAAGAACTACAACCAGATTTTGATGCTACCACCATTGCGGCAGGCGATGCTGCTGGAAAAATGCAAGGTATTGCAGGTAAACAGGCATCGGCAGATGTGGAGAGACTTAAATCTGGATGGGCTGAAGTCAATAACGAGGCTTCTAAATACTTGCCAACGCTAGATCAAATTGAAGATAAAATGGTCAATGGTATGACCGATGCCATTATGGCTTGGGTCGATGGTACAAAATCAGCAAGTGATGCTTTTAGACAATTTGCATCGGATTTTCTAAGAGAAATCGCACAAATGATCCTGAAGCAGATGATTTTCAATGCAGTTAAAGCTGCATCATCTGCATTCGGTTTTGCTGAAGGTGGTTTTACTGGCTACGCTACAGGTGGCTATACAGGTGCTGGTGGTAAATATCAGCCTGCTGGTGTGGTACATAAAGGTGAAGTCGTCTGGTCACAAGAAGACATTAAAGCTTGGGGTGGTGTTGGTGTTGTTGAATCTATGCGTAAACATCGTGGTTATGCTGAAGGCGGTATCGTTGCAGCTCCAACATTGCAAGTGCCAACGATGCAAGCACCTATCATTCAAGCTCCACAGCTCGTAGATAATACTGCGCAGATCGCCCAGTCCACCAGCTTTAATGCCTCACAAAACTTCTATTTAGTAGATGATCCAGCTCGTATTTTAGAGACCTTGAATTCAAGCAAAGGACAGGAAAATATTGTGGTGATGATGTCCCGTGATCCATCGAAGTTTAAAGCTGCTTTAAAAATTGGAGGTGGATGATGATTACTGTGGACTCATGGTGTTTGATAAATCCTCATCATGTCACTCATATTCAATTTGATATAACTAAGGACACTTGGTTCTTTTATCTGGTTGGCGGTAAATATATTTCTATTAACGAATACTCAAAAGGTAAAATTATCGTTGATAAAATCCTAAAGACAGTCCAGTGAAAGTTTTAAACTAGTTTAAAAGACGATTTCCACATACACCGCCACAATGGCGGTGTATTAGTTTTTGGGATTCGTCAATGCCACATGAAATAGGATTTGTAGACAACAGCGGAGGCACTTTAGCGCATTATAAAATGCTGCAAAAAATCCGTGATGTTGCAGTTGCTTCAGGTTTCTGGACGGTCATGCGATATGACACATCGAAAGTTGATCGTGAGCTTATTTTAAAAGGTCAAGGCTACTCAGGCACTGAAGAAATCTATATTGGTGTCCGCACATATCAAAATGCGTCTGCTGACTACTACAACCTTTGTGTTGCTACTTTTACTGGTTATGTCCCTTCCAATACTTTTGATACTCAGCCTGGCGTTCGCCTGTCAGGTGTTCCAGCGCATAACCAGCGTATTGACTACTGGCTAACTGTAAATCCGCAGCGAATCGCCTGCTGTATGAAAGTCGGTACACCAGTCTATGAACACTTCTATATAGGCAAGTTTTTCCCATACGCACGTCCGTCACAGTACCCGTACCCAATGATTTGTGCTGGCATGCTAGATGGGGCTGCAACAACTCGGTTCTCAGATACGAATCATTCAATGCCATACAAGGGTAATCGTTCGAATTTTGGTATGCGATTCAATACTGGTATTTATCTTCAGCCTGAGACCCATCCGTGGAATAACTGGTATTTCGCTGGTTTTTTTCAACTCAGGGATACAGATAGTCGCTATCCAATGCTTCCAGTCTTACTGAATGATGGTAATGGCATCTATGGAGAACTGGATGGAATTCGCTATATCAGTGGTTTTGACAATGTGACCGAAAATACATGTGGTCCAAATTGGGTGGTTTTTCAAGATGTATGGAGAACAGGATTTACCGATTATATGACAATGAAACTAGATACTTAGGAGTAAATCTAATGGCTTTTTATAGTGGTTTAGCAAACTCTCTACAAGATTTGATGGATGCTTTAGTTGGACACTGTACAGCAGAGGGTTGGAGTTGGAGTGATTCAATTTTATCCAAAGAGAATACTTATGTATCCTTATCAGTTGAGGATGTGGGAGCTTTTGGAACTCAAAATGTAATAAGGCTTATCGCTGGAAAAGGTGTTCTAGGTTCTACACTACAGAATAAATCCCCACTGGGTGTTGCAATTGGGACTGCAATAACGAATTCAAATTATGGAATGACTCAGTTCCCTGTAGAGTACAACCTACATATAAATTCAAATAATGAAGTATTTTTAATATGTAAATACAGTATTGATTTTTTTCACTGGCTTGCTTGGGGCGATAATTTTATTGGGGGAACTTTTGGAGTTCCACAGACTGGGCGATTTACATACAATCATGATCGCTGGCCAATGGTAGCAATTGAAATCAATAGAGGTGGCAGTGGTAATCAGGATGCACCTTGCTGTGCATTTTTTTGGAATACGGATTATCCAAATTATGCCACACCTAAAAATTATACAGGGAGTGTCTGGGATGGCACAAACTGGATTACTTCTTCCAATGCAATTCAATCTTTAGAACCATTAGTTGCTCGTCAATCAAGTAACTTTTTCAGTGAATCAGTTTTGTTACCAATAAATATTGGTCGCCAAGTTGCGAGTAATAAAACTCAAATTTTAGCTATGGTTCAAAATGCACGTTATGTCCGAGTAGATAATTATGAACCTGAACAAATCATTACGTTAGGTTCTGATAAATGGAAAATCTATCCTTTTTATAGAAAAAATATACAAGAAAGAGATGGAGGCTGGTTTGGAGGTGCAGACCATACAGGCACATTTGGTTGGGCAATTAAGTATGATGGACCATAGGTGTGAATTATGGCGAATCTATCATATTGGCTTACTCAATCACCAACTCGGCATGATTATAATTATTTAATATCTGTTGATTTAGATGGTTTATTCAATGAGCAATGGTATCCATACCATGTAACGATTACATCAGAGATAAGCCCGTATACACTGACTCAACATTTTCCAGTTTCTACGACTGGACGAGAAATTAATTGTATTCGAACCCAAAGTTACTTTGATGACTATTACAATCGCATACATATCAGTCCTGGCGAGTTGGCTCTAGGCAATATCGCATCAGAACAAAGCCAGACCGTAAACGTCTGGAATGCTTATCTCATACCAAAAATCTTACATGATATTGAAAATATTCCAGAGGGTATTGGCGTTTCAGGCCAGCCAACACCACCGTTAAATTTTACTGCGCTTCAGGAACGTCCCTGGAACATTTCGATTTCTTCAGATGGGCCATCCAGCTTAGATGCATTGATTACCTGGAAATTTGGTACGGATCAGGCAAAACTGCGCATCACAGGAACACGTATTGTAGCTTTTGGCTGGCTGGTCGATTGGTCAAAATCAGTCGGTGAAACACTGCAATGGCTGACTGACATTCTGCAAAGCAGCACAGGCCATGAACAGCGTCGCAGCCTGCGTTTGTCACCAAAAATCACACTTGAAGCTGATTTCTTATTGACCGATGCTGAAAGACAATATTTCGACTTGGTGATGGTCGGCTGGTCTGCACGCACATTTGCAGTACCAGTCTGGAACCAACAGCAGTGGCTGAAGACCGCGCACGTTGCTGGTGGATTAGTTGTGTATTGCGATACCACATACCGAAATTTCAGGCCAAATCGACTTGCTGTGTTACGTGGACAGACTGCTTTTGATAATGAAACCATTGAGATAGAAAGCATTCTTTCTGACCGACTGATCCTGAAGCGCCCATTGATTAAAAGCTGGCCTAAAGGCACATGCCTGTCTCCAGCTGTGACAGCTCAGCTTGAATCCTCACCCCAGTTGATCAAGCGTACAGACCGCATGATGCGCACCCATGCTGTGCTGAATGTGACTGAAGCGGTTGACCATGCAAACTGGTTGCCGAGTCAAACCTATCGCGGTAATGCAGTCATGACTGAAGCGCCAAACGAGAAAGATGACCTGACCCATACCCATGAGCGCCTGCTCAATGTGCTTGAGAACAAGACAGGTTTTGCGCTTAAAACTGATACGGCCAAGGCTGCGTTTCAACTTTACCAGTACGCATGGATGACGGTTGGCCGTCAGCAGCAAGCCAATTTACGTGGCCTGTTTTATGCGCTTCGCGGTAGTCAAAAGGCAATCTGGCTGCCGACGTTCTCAGATGACCTGACTGTTAAAAATATCATTCCAGCCAATACACAAACAATGGACGTTCAGTGGTGCGGTTACACCCGTTTTGCACTGAATCAACTGAGTCGCCAGGACATTCAGATCATTTTAAAAAATGGCTCTGTTCTTTACCGTCGAATTACTTCAGCTACCGAGATTGACAGTACGACTGAGCGCCTTGGTCTTGATCAAATCATCACAAGCCAGGTCAATCCAAAAGACATTTTTCGGATCAGTTTTTTAAGCCTGTGTCGTCTTTCAAATGACACAGTTTCTTTTGAACATATCAATGACAGTGACGGCATTGCAAAGTGTTCAGTAACATGGCGTGGAGTACGTGAATTATGAGTTTTTCAGAATATGAAACGTCGTTACAGAACGGACAACCTGTCCGTTTATATCAATTTCAGCGAGGTCCTATTCGTTGGGGCTTTACCAATGCTGACCGAAATGTTTCACATTTAGCTATCACGTTCAAGTCTATCAATGGCGGTATTAGCGATGATGGTATTCGTCAGACTGAAGATGCTCAAGCAGATACATTAAATCTGACTGTGCCAGCAAATTTAGACATTGCACAGATGTATCGGGTCATTGCACCAAGTCAAACAGTAACGGTCACTATTTTTGATTTGCACTATGGCGATGATGGCTATTTAGTGGTCTGGATGGGTCAGGTCGCTGGAGTGCGCTTTAAGGATCAATATACAGCACAAATTCAATGTCAGACATTGGCTTCAACATTAGAGCGCACAGGGCTAAGAAAAACATGGTCTCGTAACTGCCCACATACACTTTATGACAATGATTGCCAAGTGCAGCGTTCAGTCTACAAAGTTGAAGGTCTGATAGATCGTATTGATGGGGCAAGCATCGGCTTTGCCAATGCCACGGCACATGCGAATGGTTACTACGCTGGTGGCTATATTGAATGGACAAGCCAATATGGACTTGAACAGCGTGGCATCGAAGCACATCAAGGAGATTCTCTGACCTTATATGGTGGGACTTTTGGTTTGAATAATGGTCAATCCATTGCCATTTTTGCAGGCTGTGATCGCACCATTAATACCTGTAAAACCCGTTTTAATAATTTTATCAATTATGGGGGCTGCCCATATATGCCAGGGAAGTCACCTTTTGATGGAACACCTGTATTTTAAGGAGCTTATAACATGCCACAATTGATTTATTTTGTTGTAATGCTTGTTTTAAGCTATGCCTTACAACCTAAACCACCTAGACCTAAACCAGCTGCATTTGAGGACTTTGATTTCCCAACAGCAGAAGATGGTACACCGCAGATTGTTGTGTTTGGAGATGTCTGGCTGACAGACTGGACAGTGATTGGAATTGGTAATTATCGTAATCAAGCCATTAGAAAATCAACGGGTGGACTTTTCTCAAAATCAGTTACATCTGGCTATAAATATCTGATGTCCTTGCATATGGGCTTGTGTCGTGGCATTGATGACTTAGTTGAAATTAAGATTAGTGATAAAACAGCTTGGACAGGCACAGTTGGTTCAGATAATAAAACCACATTCAGCATCAACCAACCTAATTTGTTTGGTGGAGATGATAGCGAAGGTGGGATTGTTGGAAATCTTACGATTTTAAGAGGTGCGCCAGATCAGTCGACATTATCAGAAATTGAAATGATGTATGGCACAGTGGTTCAGGAAGGTCACTATACTGAAGGAAGCTATTATGAACCCCGTGTCTGGATTCCTGCTGTTATTGAACCAGCAACTGTACCTGCATACCGTGGTGTCGTAACTTTTTTTTATGATGGTTTGGTGTGTTCAAATTCACCTTATCCCAAGCCTTGGTCATTTCGGGTGCAACGTACCATATCAAATTGGGATGAATCAGTTTGGTATTCTGAAAAAGCAACAATTTGGTTAAGTGAAAATAAAATCAAGGCGATGAATCCAGCTCATATCATTTATGAAGCGCAGACCAATCGTATTTGGGGGCGTGGTTTTTCAGCCAGCCAACTTGATCTTGCCAGCTTTCAGGCAGCGGCTGACCAGCTCTATAGTGAAAATTTTGGGATGTGTCTCGCATGGCGGCGGCAGGACAGCCTACAAGAGTTTATTCAACAGATCGTTGATACCATCGGTGCTGCCATGTATCTGGATCGACTGACAGGTTTGTGGAAGTTGGTTCTCATACGTCAAAACTATGATGTGGCAACTTTGCCAACATATAGTAGCAGCAATGGCTTGTTAAACATTATGGATGACAACAACGCTGCCAATGATGTCGCTTCTAATCAAACCAGTGTGACATTTCGTGATCCAATCACAAATCAGGATCAACAGATCAGAGCTGAAAACATCGCTTCAATCCAGAAATATGGTGTCATTGCTGAAAGCAAGACCTATGCAGGTATTCCCACTGCTGACTTGGCTGGCCGTGTGGCTGCGCGTGACATGAAGATCGCACAGTCAAGTTTGAAAAAATTCAAGCTTGAGTTTGACCGACGTGCGTATCAGATGCAGCCCATGTCTGTTTTTAAAATCTCAGTTCCAGAGCAAGGTATAGATTCAATCGTACTTCGTGCTGTACGTGTTGAACATAGCGACATCACCAATGGCAAGATCACTGTAACTGCTATGCAAGATGTTTTTGGTTTGGCTGAAACGAACTTTATTAATACTCAGCCGAGCCTGCATCAGCCACCAAACACCACAGCACAGGCCATTGTAAATAAAAAATTATTTGAAGTGCCTTTTGTACATCTACTTGCAAACTATTCAATTTCTCAACTGCTGAATGAAAAAAATAATAGTGGTTTCATTGCTATTGCTGCTGAACAGCCAACGAGTCTGCATTTTGACTTTGATGTATTTACAAAGCTTTCAAACGAGCCACTTTATAAATATGAGGGCGCATTTAGCTTTGTTTTTACTTCTTTAATTTCAAGCCAGATGAGTCAGACAAGCGCGGTTACGACTATCGAATTGCTTGACGTGATTGACCTGGATTTTATCAGTATGGGTGCGTGTGCAATGGTTAATGATGAAATTATCCTAGTCAAATCCATCAATATTGAACAAAATAGTATTACAGTGGGACGTGGATGTCTCGATACAGTGCCAGCGTTTCATGCGGCCAATAGCCGTATCTATTTTTATGACAATACAAACATAGTCTGTGAACGTGAATTTAAGGCAAATGAAACGGCTAATTTCAAGTTACTCGGCAAGACTTCGAGCGCACGTTATGACATCAATCTTGCAGATGTGAATAGCATTACAATCAATCGACGTTTGGCAAAACCATATCCACCTAGCAATATCCGACTGAATGACATTGCATATCCAAACCAGCTTAGTCAGCCATTACTCAAGATCGAATGGTCAGAACGAAACAGGATTACACAATCTACAGATGTTCTTGATCAGTTGGCAACCACAGTACTGCCTGAAGAATATACGACATACACTTTACGTGTTTACAAGAAAGTTAGTCCAACGGGTAACTATATTCTTGCTTCAGAGCTTACTGATTTAAAAACAACAGTTGCCTATGCAGATGATGACAGTGCTGTTACGCCAGGTGAAAATGATTTCTTCAGATACCAGGAAGAAATTGGGCGCTTGAATGCAATCAGTACGCCATATTCAGCGTCAATGACAAAGCAAAGACTTGTACTTTCACGTGCTCAGATTGGTCAAATATATGGCTTAAAGCTTAATCCCAATCGGCACGGTTCAAGTGGTTTTGACTTGAAAGTCGCTGAAGAGGAATTTTTAGCAACGGATACCAGTGAAACATTCCTGAATCGACTCAAGGACAAAATCCTCAGCACCATGTCCACAACTGATAAAAAATCAATTAAACATGGTTTGTATCACTCCCAAACGTTAGGCTGGCGTTGTGAGGGTGTATCTGGACGTGTGCTGGAGATCACACCAGAGAACCCTGCGGACATGACAACGATTGTACATTTCGTACTTTATGATGTTGATGGACTGGTGATTTATCACCATCAATTTACAAGCGCATTTTTGGGACGTTTTTATTTCGATGCAGGTCTTGAGCGTTGCGTGTTTGGCTTTAATTATTCGGGCGACCTGGATTTAAATAATAGCGTGCCAACCAACATTACAACATTGAGAACGTTCAGCTTTGATGATGTTCAGCCGTCAGGAATTGCCTTTACACGTGCGCCAGCTTCTGTCTCAACCCCACTGGATCAATCAAATTTTGTTTACAAGGATGGTTTGCTCTGGATGATAACGCCAGCAACCTCATCAACTCATGCACCATTTACCTTCATAAAATTTGATATTGAAACACTGGAAGTTCTGACAGAAAAGACTTATCTCAACTCAATTGTAAATTCAACAACACCTGCTTCTGATCAGCTTCCTGAGCCAAATGAGACAGGACATCTTGTTCTTACTGATGATTATCTGTTTTTGGTTGAAGATAGTTATAAAGATAATAGATACCCCGACAAAATTAGATTTTTACCTCAAACCGTCAGCAAATTTGATAGAAATACAGGTGATTTTATTGAGTCAAAATTTATCCCTGAGGGATTGCAAAATGGCTCAGCTGCATTCTATCTTCTTGGTAGGTACTTCACTGAAAAAAGTTCGATTCGTACCCGTGTTGATCAGTGGGTGAATTCATCTGTGCCAAACATCGGAAACAAGTTTGTGCAGCTTATTTACGACTATGATTCAGCTTTACTCATCAGTCAGAAAAATCTAGATCACAAACAACAGTCATTTAGATGGTCAGTGCGGCAAAACACTGGAAATTTTCAATTTTATAATAATGCGTTTGCAGACTTGGCTGCACCGATGCTTTATCAAACTGATGTCATTTACGATATTAGAACCTGGAACCTCATTGAGTACAACAATGCAATTCTGGTGAAATCCGCTGATGTTAGTCTTGCGCCAGAGCAAGACAAGGTCGGATTTCCACCAGCTGCATACTTGGATATTGAGTTTGATGTTCCAGGGGCTTTCTATTTTGAAACCACATCTACTGCTGAAGCAGGTACAGGCCCAAATGGTGCAGTACTGTTTGCTGATGTATCTGATGCTGTTGCTGTGAAAGTTGAACTGTGGTCTGTGAGATTGGGATTAGAAAGCCATCAGAAACACATGGTAGAAGTTCCTATTGTTCCTTAAGTTTTAAACTACTTTAAAAGACCCACTTCTATGGTGGGTCTATTCTTTTGCTAACTGCTTGAATGAGTAATCACAATGCCAGCCGCAAAACTGAAGCTGAAGATTGAACAAGGTGCGACATTTCGACAGTCGCTGGACTGGAGTGCAAATGGATCGCCAGTCAATCTGACTGGATACACGGCAAGGATGCAGATGCGTAATCCTATCGAGTCACCTACGATCATTTATGAGCTAACTACTGAAAATGGTGGCATCACTTTCCCAGACGTTCTTGCTGGAAAAATTGAACTATTTATCTCAGCTACAGATACGTCAGCATTTAAGTTTGATTCATGTGTTTATGACCTTGAGATGATTGCACCTAATACTGATGTGATTCGTTTGATTGAGGGTGAAGTAACTCTTAGCAAGGAGGTCACTCGATGAGCACTATTAATGTTGATACAACTGTTACAACAGTGAATGTCATTACTACAGGCCAGCAAGGGCCTAGTGGCCCACAGGGGCCGATAGGGCCTCCTGGTGAGGTTGATCCAGTAGTCATTGATAATCTTCAAAATCAGATTAGTGACCTCAATACTGATCTGGATAGCTTGTCTGGTACAGTTGAGACCAAAGCAAGCGCAGCATCTGTTGTGCAAGCGTTATCTACAAAAGCCGATCTCATCAATGGTGTTATTCCAGCATCACAATTGCCCAGTTTTGTAGATGACGTACTTGAGTATGAGAACTGGAATCAGTTTCCAATGGTTGGTGAAGCTGGAAAAATCTATGTCGACACGACAGAGAATAAAACTTGGCGTTGGTCAGGTTCGACTTATGTTGTTATGGGCGGTGGTGGCGTTGCGCTGGGTGAAACTGCGGCGACTGCTTATCGTGGAGATCGGGGCAAAGCTGCATACGACCATAGTTTGTCTCAGGGCAATCCGCACAATGCGACAACTAGTAATATTTCAGAGGGGAACAAGTTATATTTCACTGAAGATCGAGTGCGGCAAACATTGCTAACAGGTCTTATTACAAGTGATAACAGTGCTGTTATTCAAACAGATGTCATTCTGGCAGCTATCGGAAAGCTACAAGCACAAATTGATGCTCAAAAAGTTACGTGGGTTAAAGCAAATACTGTAGGGGCAGTACATCCAAGCATCTTTGTTGCTAATGATTTTATCGAACTAGCAAGATTCAATGGAATGTTATGGATAAGAGGTTTTTTTAAAAATACGAACCATATTATTTATGAATCACAGCCAGCTTTGTTACGCATCAATGATCCTGCATATAAGATTCTACAAAGAATTTCATCAACGTTGATAATGTTTAGAATTACAGCACTAAGCCCAGCAAACCTATCAACAACAATTGGGTTTTATGCAGGTTTGTGTATTGATGCATCTAGCGCATCTACAAGTTCTCAGTATTTTAGTATTCTGAATACAACGCTGAATCCGCCAAGTGATTTTTATTATATTCCACCAACTTGTTTGGGCGAGTTAGTTATAAAATGAAATTTCTTTTCAAATAGTGAAACTGGGTGATGAGTTAATTATCTCGAAATTTTTGCTTAATTATCTCGGCGCGCATCAGTTGTGTCCGCCGCTGCAAACTCAGTACGAATTGCTGCACGGTCAGTTGTTGCTGCATTGTCTGCTGCTAAACGGGTTGCTGCTTCCGCATCAATGTTGTTTTGCAAAGTTGTGTCCGCCGTTGCAAACTCAGTACGGATTGCTGCACGGTCAGTTGTTGCTGCATTGTCTGCGGCTTCACGAGTCGCTGCTTCCGCATCAATGTTGTTTTGCAAAGTTGTGTCTGCCGCTGCAAACTCAGTACGGATTGCTGCACGGTCAGTTGTTGCTGCATTGTCTGCTGCTTGACGATCAGTAACCTCTTGAGCAATCGCTGCTGTATTGGCATCTAATGTCGCTTTAACATCTGTACCATCAACAACAATTTGACCAGTTGTAATACCTGATGCATTTACAGAAGTGTTCCAGTTAATGTACCATCAACTGTAGTTGTTGAAGTTAGGACAATTGAATCACCTTCAATCGTTGTATCACCAGATGTACGAGTTTTTGTTGGTTCATCATAAATGGTTTTAACAGTGTTAACACCATAATACTCATCTTGTGTTTGTGGATTGCCATCACGATCCAAGATACCAATTGCAGCACGATTTTCTTCTAACTTAACTTGGTTAGATAACGCCTGACCATTAGCAACTTCATCTTGTCCAGGAATACGATTGCCTGTTACTGGATCAATTTGTAATAAGTCACCTTTAATATCAACTGTGGTATCACGAGTTTTGCTATTAGAAAAATCAACTTTCTGACCATTAATTGTTGATTGACTTGCAATAACATCTTCTATTTTTGTGTCATTTAATGTCTGACCAGTCTTATTACCTGTAAAAGGTAATGCTGCTTTTTGACTAGCATCTAACTCAACTTTTGTGTATGTGTATTTTCCAGTAACAGGATCAACTACAGATGATTTAGTATAGTATTTATCAGTCAATGTACCAGTGCTTGGATCTTGTTCAGTAATTTTATATACATCATCAGCGATGCCAGCAATTGTACCAGCATTATATTTTTGCGTTGTTGAAATACCCGAGGTTGATGTACTTGTATTTGGTACTCCAACGCTATTTGCATTCACAATGTTTACAGCACTTGCGGTCAATGTCCCTGTTACAGTTGCATTTGTCGCATTTAATTGAGCCGTTGTCACATTCGCTGCAATACCTGCGGTAATTGCTGCATCACCTGTTTGGCGATCTGCAATTTCCTGATTGATGGTATTGGTATTGGTATTGGTTGTAATATTTGCAGCGTTGGATGAAATGTCAGCTGTGTTTTGTGCAATGTTTGTAGCGTTGGTTGAAATATCAGCTGTGTTTTGTGCAATGTTTGCAGCGTTGGTTGAAATGTCAGTTGTATTTTGCGCAAGAGTAGAACCCACATCCTGACCAGCAACAAATAATTGGCTGCCCGCATTCACAGTAGTTGCCGTCACACTCATTAATTCATCTGTATCAAAAGATGGTGTTACTGTTGTATCTATTACATCAGCCATGACTGAACTAGACGCAGCAATTGCAATCGCTACAGCTGATAATTGAAAAGATTTTTTCATTAAAAAGACATCCTATTTTTGAAGCATAAATTTTTAATTTCACTAAACATTTACATTCCAGCTCTAGAGTTAGGTCTGTAAATTCCAAGTAGCACTCGCTTCGCTTGAGTTATTGGCCTAGATCACTTACTCGTTTCATACAAAACTGATATAGAACAGACGATCTAGGCACCCCATGCAGCCGATTCTAATTTTACTTTAAAATTTTATCAATCAAAATTTGATTAAAAATACAGTTTTATTTTAAATAAAGGTAAAACACAATTAAAAAATAATATAAGACACTGAAATTAATATATTTTTAAATTAAAAATATTTCACAATCTAACAACTCTTTATCAATCAAAACTTGATTTAAAAGATGCTAATGTTAAATCACTCAAGACTTGATACAATTTACATGCAGGAATTCAATGAAAAGGAAGCGTTTAGCAAACGCTTAAAACAGCAATTAGCCAAGAAAGGTTGGGTAACAAATAGCCCAACATGGTTAGCAAAAGAATTTAATATTCGTTATAGCGGTCAATCTGTCAGTATCCAGACTGCCAGTAACTGGCTCGCTGGCACAGCCATTCCTAGCCAAGATAAATTGCAAATTTTGGCGGCATGGTTAGATATATCAAGTCAATGGTTAAGATTTGGAGAGCAAAATGCTGAACCAGATCAGGCCTCCACACATAAAAATGTTCAATTTTATATGGATGATCTTCCTTTAAAAATTGCAAAATTAACACCAAAACAAAAGCAACTGGTTTACCAAATCGTAGAGGAGCTTTTATCTCATTCTTCATCCAGTAATTGATCATTGAAATGAGTTTGTAATAACTCTTTTAAAGCAGGATATTTCGTTATTACGGTATCAAGCTGCTGGCGTAATAGTTGGTATTTTACCTTATAAGCATATAAGTCCTGTATTTCCTTTACAGGATAAAGTGCATATTCGATTTGTTCTGAATTAAGTTTATGCATGTAAACAATATGATCCTTTTCTTTACTTAAATCATTTAACATTATTTTCCCCTAACTTTATCTTAAACGCTCATGATCATTTTGTAAAAACAATCACTACAATCCTGGATTTCAATAATCATGAGCAAAAAACAATTAACCCTTGTATTTCATCATATAAGTGCTTAGGGACAGGATGTGTCAAATTGTATTCTTTAATTTGAAATTTTTTAAAAATCTCCTATCCTTAATGGAATCGACTCCTGCCCCACACATTCAGTTGCTTTATCTTATTTTCAGCCAAATGGTTTGTTCTTTATCATTAATTTTATTTCCGATATTTATTTACAACAATTTATTGGTTTTCCAATAAAAATACAATATTAAAACTGATTGAATTTAATATCACAATTCCGATATTCGGTTAATGAGATCACTTGTGTGTCAAAACTCGGGGACAATTTACGCAAATTTAGACAGGCGCAAAAGCTCACTCAAAAGCAGCTTGCCCAAAAATCTGGTATACCCCAGTCGATCATTTCCCAGCTAGAAACGGGTTCAGCACAATCTACAGGTTCAATCGTTGAACTGGCAAAAGCTCTAAAGATCACCGCAGAAGAGTTAAAAGGGAATCTTAATACAACCAACTTACGGGAAATCGAATCACAAATTCATTTTCCTCAATTTGATGAAATGTTGGTTAGAATGAATATATTAAAAACAGAGGGGAAATTGACGGATGAACAGCTTAGAAGTATTGAAAATATCATTAATTCAATGACAAAAAGTATTCACGTGTTAATGGATAATTTCATGCTTCTACACGAGAAAAAGAAATAA